GTCAAAAAAAGCCGCGCGCGAAATTGGCGCAGGGGGTGGGGAATTGTCCGGGGGGGCGTCCCCGGTGGTCGACGGGCTGAAGCCGGCCGTGCCGGCGGTGCCGTGGCCCGCGGACAAGGTTTCCCGGTGGCCTATCGACCGCCTGAAGGCGTACGCCCGGAACCCACGGACGCATACCGCCGAGCAGGTTGCCAAGCTGGCCCGCAGTCTCGAGGAGTTCGGGTGGACGAACCCGGTGCTGGTCGACGAAGCCGGCGAAATCATCGCCGGCCACGGCCGGGTGCTGGCCGCGGAACAGCTGGGCTGGGATTCGGCCCCGGTGATGGTGGCCCGCGGGTGGAACGACGACCAAAAGCGGGCCTACCGGATCGCCGACAACCGGCTGGCGCTCGACGCCGGGTGGGACGACGAACTGCTGGCGGTGGAACTGCGCGACCTGCAAGCCGCGGAATTCGACCTAGAGCTGACGGGCATGACCAACGCCGAGCTGGCCCAGCTACTGATCGTCAGCGGGGACGCCGAGCCCGAACCTGAGCCACCGCCGCCAGACGCGCAAGCGGTCGGGATCAGCCGGCCCGGCGAGGTATGGCTGTGTGGGTCCCATCGCGTTATCTGCGGGGACTCGACCGACCCGGCGACGCTGGCGGCGCTTATGGGCGAGGCGGTAGCGGCTCTGGTGCACGCCGACCCGCCATACGGGATGGGGAAGGAATCCGATGGGGTGGCGAACGACAACCTGTACGGCGACAAGCTGGACGCGTTCCAGCTGGCGTGGTGGCGGGCCTGCCGGCCGCACATTGCGCCGAACGCATCGGTGTACATCTGGGGCGCGGCGCTCGACCTATGGCGGTTGTGGTGGCGGGCGGGGCTTGGCGAGTCCGAGCCGCTGACCCTGCGGAACGAAATCGTCTGGGACAAGGGCAGCATCGCCGGCATGCGGTCCGAGGACCTGACGCAGTACCCGGAAGCCACGGAGCGCGCGCTGTTTTTCCAGCTCGGGCGCCACGTGTTCCTGATTAACCAGACGAAGGACGACTACTGGGAGGGCTGGGAACCGTTGCGGCTCTGGCTCTGCGGCGAGCGTGACCGCATGGGCTGGGGGCCGGCCGACGTGAAGCGCATCTGCGACAATCACATGTACGGCCACTGGTTCGGGCGCTCGCAGTGGGCGTGGATCAACCGCGAGAATTACGAAAAGCTGCAGGCCGCGGCCGCTGGCCGCGCGTTCGTGAAGCCTTACGACGAGCTGCTTGAGGACTACCGCGAGCTGGCCCGGCAGTTCAACGGTGACGTCCGCGACCCGCGGCACGAGAACTACCGCGCCGTGCGCCCATACTTCGACAACACGCACGACACCATGCGCGACGTATGGCAGTTCCCGCGGGTTACTGGCGACGATCGGTTCGGCCACGCCACCCCGAAGCCCGTGGCCATGATCGCGCGGTGCCTGCTTTCGAGCGCGCGCGAGGGCGACGTGGTGCTGGAGCCGTTCGGCGGTACCGGCACGACCCTGATCGCGGCCGAGCGCACCCGCCGCCGCTGCTTCATCGCCGAGCTGGAGCCGGTATGGGCTGACGTGATTGTGCGCCGGTGGCAGAGCATGACCGGCGGCACAGCGGTGCTAGAGTCGACGGGCGAAACTTTCGAGGCGGTCGAGCGTGCGCGGTCGCAAGCCTAAGCCCACCTATCTGCGGGCACTCGACGGCGGGGCCGCGCGCCGGCCGCTGGATCGCGCCGACGAACCGAGGCCGGCAGGCGACCTGTTCGACCCGCCGCCAGAGCTGTCGCCACGCCAGCAGGCAATCTGGCGCCACGCGATCGCGCACGCGCCGCCGGGGATGCTGACCAAGCTGGACCAGTCGGTGTTCCTGTCATGGGTTGTGGCCGTCGACACGCTGGAGCTGGCCCGGCAGAAGGTGACCGAGCTGGGCCTGCTGGTGAAAACCCGTGACGGCAACACGATGCAGAATCCTTACCTGTCCATTCAGAACAAGCAGGCCGCCATCGTGATGAAGGCGGCGGCCGAGCTGGGTTTCAGTCCGACGGCCCGTACCCGTGTCAAAGTCCCGAAGCAAGCGCCCCGCGACAACCCGTTCGGCGAGCTCCGCACGCTCGACGACTGACGGCCGCGACTACGTGGCCGTGGCGATCGCCTATGCCGAGGACGCATTGGACGATCGCCGCGGCGAGCGTTACGGCCGATGGATCAGGCTGGCGGCCAAGCGGTTCCTCGCCGACCTGAAGCGGGCGCAGGCCAAACGGCCACCGTTCTATTTCTCGCCGAAACGGGCAAACGCGCACTGCCGCTTCATCGAAGCGCTGCCGCACGTCGAGGGCGTGTGGGCCACGCCGACTATCCGGCTTGAGCCGGCGCAGGTGTTTTTCGTGGTTCAGCTGTTCGGGTTCAGGAACACGGATGGCGGGCGCCGATTCACCGAGGCGCTGCTCTGCATCGCGCGCAAGAACGCCAAGTCGACGCTGGCCGCTGGCATTCTGCTGTCCTGCTTCTGCATGGAGCGCGAGCTAGGGGCGCAGGTGCTGAGCGCGGCAACAACTGGTAGCCAAGCGCGCATCCTCTGGGGCATCGCCAAGCGCATGGTGGAAATGACACCGGCGCTGCGGGACACGTTCGACCTAGAGCCGTTCGCCAATGCCATCGCCCGGCCTGAGATTGGCGGCACGTTCAAGCCGATCAACGCCAAGGCGTCGACACAGGACGGCCTCAACCCGAGCCACGCCGGCCTCGATGAGCTTCACGCGCACAAGACCCATGACTTGCTGAACGTCCTGCGGTCGGCGGCCGGCGCCCGGTCGAACCCGCTGTGGCTCTACACGACGACCGAGGGGTACGAAACGCCCGGGCCGTGGCCAGAGGTGCGGGCCTATGCCCGGCAGGTGCTGCAGGGCCTGTTCCGGGCCGATCACTTCCTCGCCTGCATCTGGGCGCTCGACGACGACGACGACGGGGAGGCCGAGTTCGACGAACGGAAATGGGTGAAGGCCAACCCGTTGCTGCCGGTCAACCCGGTTCTTCGGGCCGAGCTGCGGAAGCTGGCCACGAACGCCAGAGCCATGCCGGGCACCCACGCCGAGTTCCGAATCAAGCGGCTGAACCTGCCGGCGGCCTCGGCGGCCGCGTGGGTGAACCTTCCGCGGTGGCGCCGGTGCTCCGGCCCGGTCGACCTTGAGGCATTGCGAGGCGCGCAATGCTGGGGGGCGTTCGACCTTGCCAGCACCACGGATATGACCGCGTGGGCGCTGCTATGGCTGGTGGACGGGCACTACTACGCCCGGGTCCGCTACTGGGTCCCCGAGGCCGCCGTGCACCAGCGGACCGAGCGGCGATCGGTGCCGTACGCGGCGTGGGTGGCCGCCGGCCTGATCGAGCAGACTCCGGGCGACGTGGCCGACTACGACATCATCGAGCGGGCAATCCTCGAGGATTTCGAGCGGTTCGGGCCGTCCCGGATTGCCTTCGACCCGTGGAACGCCACCGCTACGGCTACCGCGTTGCTGAATCAGGGGTTACCCTTGGAGCAGTTCGTGCAGGGCACCCGGAGCTACAACGCCGCGATGAAGGCGTGCGAGGTGGCCTACACCGGGGGCAAGCTGAGCCACGGCGGCAACCCGGTGCTGGCGTGGAACATGGCCAACGTAGTAGCGAGGCGCGACGCGAACATGAACATCGCCCCTGACCGCAAGCGCTCGGCCGACAAGATAGACGGCGCGGCCGCGCTGTTCATGGCGTTCGGCCTGTCGGCGGCAGATAACGCCGGCAACCTTGACGCGATTCTGGCCAACCCGGTGAGCGCGTAAGCCGTGGCCGTAGCGTGGTCGTCGTGGATGCGGTACGTATTCGGCGGGCTCTGGAACCCGGAGTACGGCCCCCAGCTCGCCGGGCCCGGAAGTTTCGCCAACGAGGCCGGCCAGAGCGTCACCGATTCGCGCGCCATGCAGGTGGCGGCGGTGTTCCGGTGCATCCGGATCATCGCCGAAACGGCCGGCACGCTGCCGATGGTCGGCTACCGGCGGCTGCCGAACGGGGACCGGGAGCCGTTGCCCAGCTCCCATTGGCTGCCCCAGCTGATCGACTACCCGAACGAAACGCAGACGGGCGATGAATTCCGCGAGGCCGTGGTGGCCCAGATGGCCGGCTGGGGCAACGCGTACGCGCTGGTCAGCCGGCAGTCCGCCGGGCGCGTCGTCGAGCTGTGGCCGGGCCGGGTCGAGGCAATGGAAGTCGAGCGGCGGCCGGATCGCACGCTGCTGTACCGCTACCCGGACGCGTCCGGCACCCGGCAGGCACTGCCACCCGGGCGCGTGCTGCACTTCCGGGCGTTCAGCATGGACGGGGTGATGGGCCTGTCGCCGCTGGCCATGGCCCGCGAATCGCTGGGCCTGACGGTGGGTGCCGAGCGGTTCGCGTCGTCGTTTTTCGCGCAGGGTGGCCGGCCCGCCGGCGTCATGACGGCCGATAAGGTGCTGACCGACAAGCAGCGCGAGCAGATTCGGAAGGAATACTCGGCGATGGCGGACGCGTCGAACCCGACCGGCAAGCGCTTCTGGCTGCTCGAGGGATCGCTGAAGTATCAGGCGATCAGCGTGAACCCGGCCGACATGCAGATGCTGGAAACGCGAGCGTTCCAGATTGCCGACATCGCCCGATTCTTCGGGGTGCCGCTGTTCCTGCTCATGGAAACTGAAAAATCGACTAGCTGGGGCAGCGGTATCGAGCAGCAAAACATCGGCTTCTTGACGTACACGTTGCGGCCGTACCTGTCGCGGCTGGTGGCGACGTTTAACCGCTACGTCATCCCGGAGCGGGAGCGCGAGTCGCTGTTCGTCGACATCGACGAAGCGGCCCTGCTGTCGCTGGATTCGACGGCCCAGAAAGACCTGCTTGCGAGTCACGCAAACAACGGGATCATGACCCGCAACGAAATCCGGCGCCGCCTGAAGCTGCCGGCCTACCCTGACCCGAACGCCGACGTCCTCACCGTGCAGACGGCGCTGACGCCGCTGGGAAAACTGGGTACGCTACCGGCAACGCCCGAGCCGGCGCCGCCACCGGCGGTATCGGCCGGGGGTAACGATGGCGCCGACGACGCCGAGGGCTGACGCTATGCCGTGGCATGAACAGAAGGGGCAGCTGCACTATCTGGCCTGCCGTGACCGGCGCGACCTGCCGCTGGAACTGTGCGAGCTGAAGTTTCACACGAAGGACGCGAGTAGCGGCGCGGTGCAGTTCACCGGCTACGCCGCGGTCTGGGGCCGGACGGACAGCTACGGCGACACCGTGCTCCGCGGTGCGTTCCTCGAAAGCCTGAAAGAACGCCGCCCGATGATGCTGTTCGGGCATTCGCCGGGGCGTGTTCCGGGCAAATGGCTCGAATGGGAAGAAGATGACAAGGGCCTCCTTATGCTCGGCGAGCTGACGCCCGGGCATTCAGAGGCGCAGGACATCGCTGCCAGCCTGAAGCACGGGGCGTTGAACGGCCTGAGCATCGGCGGCTACACGACCGACTGGGAAAGCCGCGACAACGGCGGCCGGATCATCAAGGCGTTCGACTTGTACGAGGTGTCGATCGTCAGCATGCCGGCAGAACAGGAAGCCCGAATCGATACCGCCAGCGTGAAAGCCGCGCTGGATCGCTGCTCGAAAGTTTCCGAAATAGAGGACCTGCTGCGCGAGGCCGCGGGCTGCTCTAAGTCGGCCGCGACCGCCATTGTGTCGCGCCTGTCGCGCCTGCTCCGGGGTGAGCCCGAGGCCGACCCGACGCCAGCCGCCGCCGGGCAACTGCTCGACGTGCTTCGTTCGACCCGAATCCCGCGTTCACTCTTGGAGGGTGACAAATGAACAAGTTCATCACGTCGGTCAGCAACGGCATGCGTGCCGCGCTGGCCAGCAAGCGCGCACTGCCGCGCGACTACTTCGGCCGGCCGATGGACCGGAAGGACACTCCCGCCCCCAGCGCCGCCACCATCAAAACGATGGAGGACCTTCGCACCGCGTTTCTCGAACAGCACCGCGAGCTGACGCAGTTCATCGAGAAGGCGAACGGCGAGCTGAAGGAAACGGGCAAGGTGGCCAACGAAACGGCCAGCGCCATGCGGGCGCTATCCGAGTCGCTGAACACGCTCGGGACCCGGCTCGACAAGGTGGAGGGCAAGGCTGACCGGCTGGGCGAGGGCGAGCGCACGGCGAAGTCGCTGGGCGAGCAGTTCGTCGAGTCCGAGGAATGGGCGTCGTCTGGCGCGCTGCTCAAGGTGGCCAAGGCCCGCTGGGAGACGCGCGCTATCGTCAACGCCACCGGCCAGAACCAGCCGCTGGTTCCCGACATGCGGGTGCCCGGTATCGTGGCTACGCCGAACCGGCGGCTGCGCATCCGGCAGCTGCTGCCGGCGGGCACCACGTCGTCGAATCTGGTGCAGTTCGCGAAGGAAAACGTGTTCACGAACAACGCCGGACCGCAGGCGGGTGGCTCGCCGACCGTCGCGGCCGAAAACGTCGTGAAGCCCGAGAGCGACATCACGTTCACGCTGGCGAACGCGCCCGTCGTCACCATCGCGCACTTCATCCTCGCGTCCCGGCAGGTGCTGGACGACGCGCCGATGCTGGCCAGCTACATCAACGGCCGGCTGCAGTACGGCCTCGCGCTCGAGGAGGACGAACAGCTGCTGCTGGGTGACGGCACCGTCGGTAAGCTCGACGGCCTAATGAATCAGGCGACGTTCTACAACCGCGCCCAGACGGGCACGAAGCTCGACTGGCTGCGCCGGGCCATCACGCAGCTGCAGCTGTCCGAGTACGACGCCGAGTTCATGGTCCTGAACCCCGCCGACTGGGAGGACATCGAGCTGACCAAAGATCAGGACCTGCGCTACCTGATCGCAAACCCGGTGTCGATCCTCGGCCCGCAGCTCTGGGGCCTGCCGGTAGTGCCGACGAACACGATGCCCGAGGGCCAGTTCCTTGTGGCGAACGGTTCGATGGCTGCGCAAATCTGGGATCGGTCGCAGGCCGCCATCGAGGTCAGCCGCGAGGACTCGGATAACTTCCGGCGCAACATGGTGACCCTGCTCGCCGAGGAGCGGCTGGCGCTGACGGTGTACCGCCCGTCGGCGCTAATCAAGGGCGTGTTCAGCGTCTAACCCGAGGCGCGGAACGGGCAGGGGCGGGCCGGGCCATGACGGCCCGCCCCATTACCCGGGGAGAGCTGCCGTGTATCTGGTTCGTGCTCTGCGGCGCTTTGCGTCGGTCGACGAGGGGTGGATTCCCCGCGGCGCTACACTTAGCGTTCCCCGTGACCGCGCGTTCGAGCTGGCAGGGTCCGGCGTGGTCGAAATCCTCGAGGGCGACGATCGCGCGTGGAATTTCGAGACGAAAACCGAACCGCATGCATTGTCGCCAGTGGCCCCAGCGCCGCGCGCGTCGACGTTACCCGTACCGCCGGCTGGCCAACCGTCGCCGTTAACGACGGCTACCGCATCGCCGGCCACGCCGACCACGTCTACGCGGCCGACGCGCGCTGGTGGGACTACCACGCGCCGGCGGTCCGTGCGCAGTGCCCCCGCGCGCAGCTCTGGACCTGCACCGGAGCCGCCGCCCGACGGCACGGACTGAACCTGCTGCAGTATGAACGCGGGCCGGGCCTGAGCGTCCGGCCGGGCATCGTCCGGACCGGCGGTGCCGTGGGCAATTCCGGCGCCCAAGCCATCAACCTTGCCTACTTGCTCGGCGCCCGCCGGCTGGTGCTGATCGGGTTCGACATGGGCGAGCAGGGGCACTACTTCGGCGACCATCCGCCGGGCCTGCACGTCGTGAGCCCGTGGGAGCGTATGCGCGCCGGTATGGCCACGATGGCCGCGGAACTGGCCGCGCTGGGCGTGCAGGTGGTGAACTGTTCGCCGCTGACCGCCATCACGTACTGGCCGCGCGCCGATCTACCCGACGTGCTGCCCTAGCGGGCCGCGCAACGGCCCGGCACAATGGGCCATGCGCCGCGCGCATCTGCTGATCCGTCACGAACCGCACTACCGGCGCGAAGCCTTCGCGGCTGGGTTGCAGGCGTGCGGCTATCAGGTGGCCGGCTACCCGCGCGAGCGCGCCCGCCCCGGCGACCTACTGGTGATGTGGAACCGCTACGGCGCCAATCACGCGCTGGCCGAGCGCTTCGAGGCCGCCGGCGGCGTCGTGCTGGTGGCCGAGAACGGCCTCATGGGCCGTGATTCCCCGGGCGGCCCGTGGTACTCGCTGTTCCGCGGCGCGCCGGCGGGTGCCGGGTGGTCACCAGAGGGGCCGGCCGACCGGTGGTTCGCGCAGGGGTGGACGCTGGCCCCGTGGCGCGACATGCCAGCAGGCGACGTGCTGATCCTTGCGCAGCGCGGCATTGGCCCGCCCGGGGTGGCCCAGCCGCACGGCTGGCACCGCGACATCGCCCGTCGGCTGGCGCACTGGGGCCGCGTGCGCATCCGCGAACATCCCGGCGAGCGGCCGGCGCTGCCGCTGGCCGACGACCTAGCCAACGTCCGCGCCGTGGTCACGTGGGCCAGCGCGGCGGCGCTGAAGGCAATGGCGGCGGGGGTGCCGGTGTTCTACGGGTTCCGCAACTGGATAGGGAAGGGCTGCGGGCAATGGCTCGACGACGCGACGATCCGTGGGCCGTGCGCCCCGGTATTCCCCGACCGGACCGCGACCTGCGGGCTTGTTGGCTGGGCCACGTGGACGACCCGCGAGTTATCGACCGGCCAGCCTTTCCGGCACGTGCTCGGGTGGCCGTCTACCGCATCGCCGACCATCACCGATCACGCGTGATAAGCGACGCCATGGCCGAGGGCATCGCCGCCGCCGGGGACGTTCCGGTGCTGGCGTACGAGCACGAATTCGCCGGGCAGCCGGTCGCCGACGCTGCCGTGTTCTACGGCCTCGAGGGCCGCCTGCCGCACGTGTTCGCCGCCTACAAGGGGATCGGGCGCGCGGTGTACGTGGACCTTGGGTACTGGGATCGGCGCCGTGGCGGCCGTTTCGCCGGCTTCCACAAGATAGCGGTCAACGCCCGCCACCCGACGGCCTACTTCCGGCGGCCAGCCCACCCGCCTGACCGATTGCGCGCCGTGGCCGCGCCCATCAAGCCGTGGCGCAGGAACGGCCGGCATGTTCTGGTCGCTGGCATGGGCGACAAGGGCGCCAGAGCAGAGGGCTACGCCACCGAAGCGTGGGAGCGCTGGGCCATCGGCGAGCTGCAGCGGTATACCGCCCGCCCGATCGTTTACCGGCCGAAGCCCAGCTGGAAGAAGGCCCGCCCCATCGCTGGCACCATCTACTCGCCGCGGACCCGGGAAGTCGCCGATGAGCTGCGCGACTGCTGGGCCGTGGTCACTCACCACAGCAACGTTGCCGTCGACGCGATCATGGCCGGCGTGCCGGCGTTCTGCTGGGAAGGGGTGGCCGCCTGTATGTCGGGGCAGGAGCTGGCTGGGATAGAGTCGCCACCGATGCCGGACGGCCGCGAGCAATGGGCTGCCGACATCGCCTACACGCAGTGGAGCGTCGAGGAAATGCGGACCGGCGCAGCGTGGCGCCATCTGCGGCAGGAGGGGCTTCTGTGAGGATCGTTTTCTGGCATTCGGACAAGCCGCGCGAACGGCTGCTGGCCGATGCGTTCGCCGACGGTGCCCGGGTGCACGGCGACACGGTGGAGCTGCGGCCGCTGGAATCGGGTCCCGTGTCGCCGGCCGACGCCGACGTGGTGTGCATGGTCGGGGTGAAGTCGCGCGAGCTGTACCGCGTGCACCAGCGCGAGGGCATTCACGTCGTCTACTTCGACAAGGGCTACACGCGTCACGCCGCGCCGACGCCGGTGAAGCTCTGGGAGTATTGGCGGGTGTCGGTCGACCGGCATCATCCGACCGAAATGCTCATGGACATTGCCCGCCCGATGGACCGCGCCGACCGGCTCGGGCTGGTCATGCAGCGATGGCGCAAGCCGACGAAGCGCGGCCACGTGCTGATCGCCGGCAGCTCGGCGAAGTACCACCAGTTCTATGGGCTGAAGGCGCCGACGCCGTACGCGCACAAGCTGGTGGCTGCCCTGCGCGAGCATACGGCACGGCCGATCACGTACCGGCCCAAGCCCAGCTGGAAGGATGCGGAGCCAATCGAGGGGACCGAGTACAGCGGCACCGATCAGACGATCGAGCAAGCGCTGGCCGGCGCGCATTGTCTGGTGACCCACGGCAGCAACGCGGTGTTCGAGGCGGTGCTGCTCGGCATCCCGTGCGTGGTGCTGGGCGACGCGGTGGCCCGGCCAATCAGTAGCACCAGCGTCGCCGACGTTGAGGCGCCCTACTTGGCGACGTATGAACAGCGGCACCAGTGGCTTGCGAATTTGGCTTATTGGCAGTGGACGATGCCGGAACTGCACCGCGGCGAGGCGTGGCAGTATCTGCGCCCGCTGATCTACCGATGAACCGTCACACGCGTCCGTCGCAGGACTACGAGGCCGCCGTTCGCGCGGCGAGCCGTCATCACATGCGATCGAAAACGTACAGCGGGTTGCTGCTGCGCCCGCACGCGGCCGCCATCGGCGCCCTGATCCGTGAACACGGCTGCCGGTCAGTGCTCGACGTGGGCTGCGGAAAGGGCGAGCAGTACCGCTGGGTATCGCCCGGGCCGCCGCATTCGGCGGTGCCGTCCGGCCTGACGCTGGAGCAGTTCTGGGGCGTCGAGGTCACGAAATATGACCCGGCGGTGCCGGCGTACGTGGCCGAGCCGCGCGGCACGTTCGACGCGGTGCTGTGCACGCACGTGCTTGGATCGGTTCCCACCGTCGACCTGCCGTGGTTCATCGACCGGCTCTACGGGTGGGCCTCGCGGGTGGTCTACGTGGCGGAAAAGCTCGGCCCAGTCAAGAAAAGGGTGCTCGACGACGTGCCGGGCTTGCCGCGCGGGTACCAGCGCGCCGACTGGCTGCGAGTATTGGACCGGCCCGCGGGCCGTGGCCTGCACGTGGTCCTGTCAACAACCGGCGACGAATCCGGGACCATCCGGGAACAGGTGCGCATCCGATGAGAATTCGCGTCCTTGGCGGCGGGTGGTACGGCTGCCATCTGGCGCTGGCGATGCAGCGCGACGGGCACGAAGTCGAGCTGCACGAAATCGCCGACCGGCTGTTCGCTGGGGCCTCGGGTGGCAACCCGGCCCGGCTGCATCTGGGCTTCCACTACCCGCGCTCGCGGCTCACTCGCGTGCTATGTCAGGAAAGCCACCGGCTGTTCATGGCCCAGTACGGCGCGCTCACGCGCACCGTGCCAGTCAACGTCTACGCCGTCGCAGACGGCGAAAGCCTGATCGACTGGGGCACCTATCGGCAGGTGCTGCGCGGCGAGGTCGACTTCGTGGAGCTTGAGCGGCCGTCCGAGCTTGGGCTGGCGAACGTCGAGGGCGCCATGCTGACCGGTGAGCGGCACATTGTCATCGATGAGGCGCGCGCATGGTTCACGGAACAGCTGGGCGATGCGGTCCGGCTGAACATGCCCCCGGACGCCGACCCGGACGGCTGGGACTGGACGATCGATTGCACGTTCTGCGCCCGCGACGCCGAGCGGGTCGACCGGTACGAGCCGTGCGTAACGGCGCTGCTCGAGGGGCCAACCGATCGCGCGGTCACCATCATGGACGGCCCGTTCCCGTCCGTTTACCCGTGGAACGAACAGCAGGGCCTGTCGAGCCTGACCAGCGCCCGCTACACGCCGCTGGCCCGCTGCTCGACGTACTGGCATGCCCGGCAGCTGCTCGACGACTGTTCGGCCAATGACGCGATGCGCCGCGGGGTGCTAATGCTCGGCCAGATGGCGAAGTTCTGGCCGGCCGTGCAGGAGCTGTACCGCGTCGTCGACGCCCGCCTGACCATCCGCGCTCAGCCCATGAGCGGGTCGGACGCCCGGTTCGTCGACGTGGTGCGCCCGCTGCCCCGGACGCTGCGGGTGAGGGCGGGGAAAATCGACGCGATCCTGCACGCCGAACAGCTGATCCGCGAGGCGATATGTTCACCGCAACCGGGGTAGGGTCAACGATCGTTCGCGAGCTGGCCACCATCACCGGCGAACACGCGCAGCGGATCGAGGGCGACCTAAGCCAGTACGGCGCCGAGCTGACCATCCCGGACGGTAGCCACCGGTACGTGTTAGCCGCCGGCGTCCTGCACGGTCGAGCGGTGCAGGACCTGACCCCGGAACAGGTGCGCGAAACGCTGGCCGTTAATCTGGTCTCCGTTGTGCGAATCTGCGACACGGTGCTCCGGCGGGACCCGAAGGCCCGCATCTGCATTATCGGCAGCCAGTCCGGCTGCCGCTGGTCATTCGACGAGCTGTACGCGCTGGCCAAGGGAGCCGTCCACCGGTACGTTGAGCAGCGGCCGACGCGCTGCTGTCAGCAGCTGGTGGCCGTCGCGCCCCCGATCATCGCCGACTCCGGGATGACGATGCGGCGGCACGATTACCCAGCCGTGCTGGCAACCCGCCCGCACTGCCGGGCGGTCGACGTGGCCCGGGTGGTGCACCGGCTGTTGTGGACGCCGCGGGAGCTGGCGCCGTCGGGGCTGGTGGTGCCGGTGCCCGCTGGGAACGTGATGGCATGACGGACAAGCGGAAGCCGCCGCCGGACGCCGACCGGCCCCTGTACCTGCGGGCGCTGGCCTACGCGCGATCCGGTGCTGCCGCCATCGACGGCGGCGCCAACGTCGGCAACTGGTCACGGTGGATGGCTGAACACTTCGACGCGGTGCACGCGTTCGAGCCGAACCCGCGCTGCTGGCCCGCGTTCGAGGACATGCCGCCGGGCGTGGTGCTGCACCGCGCCGCGCTCGGCGAGGCCGCGGGCGAGGCGTGGCTGTACCAGCCACCGAAGCGCAGGGCCACCACGGCGGGCTACGTCGGGTCGGCAGAGCATGCCCCGCCCGTTGAGCGGCCACGCGCGGAGCCGGTCGCGGTGGCCACGGTCGACGGCCTCGGGCTGACCCGGTGCGGCCTGCTCAAGCTCGACATCGAGGGTGGCGAGCTGTACGCCCTGCGCGGCTCCCGGCAGACGCTGGCCCGCTGCCGACCCGTCGTCGTCGTCGAGGTATCGGCGCTCAGCCACAAGCATTACGGGGTGCCAGAGGCCGACGTGCGCCGGCTGCTCAGCGACGCCCGGTACACGCGGCTAACGCTCGCCGCGCCGAACGAAATATGGGTGCCGCTTTGAAGCTCACGATCTGCACGGGCTGGTCGCCGGCCGGGTACCACGAATACGGCCGACGGTTCGCCGAGTCATTCGCACGGCACTGGCCAGAGTCGGTCGAGCTGGTGGTCTACGGCGAGGAACCCGTACCGCTGCCCCGGGGCACGTTCCGGCCGCTATCGGACATCGCGGGGTGCGCCGAATGGCTCGCCGCCCACGATGCGCCGCGTTACCGGGGGCACCGGGACGGCCCGGACTACAAATGGCGGCTCGACGCGTGGAAGTTCAGCCGGCAGGGGTTCATCCCGGCCGCGGTTGCTGCCGAGCTCCCGGACACCGGCGCCCCGCAGTTTCTCGCGTGGCTCGACGGGGATGTCATCACGCACCGCAACGTCCCCGAGGGCTGGCCGCAGCTACTGCTGCCGCCGGGCTTCGACGTGGCCTATCTGGGCCG